CTCCAGCTAATCATTTTTTTTAGAGTACATATCAAGACCACAAACTGCTGACATATTTTTTGAAGAAGTTTTAATGGCTTTGGTTTTTTATGGAATGCCTATACTCGCTGAAAACAACAAACCTAGATTATTATACTATTTAAAACGTAGAGGTTATAGAGGTTTTAGTATGAATAGACCAGATAGAATTTGGAACAAACTTTCTGTAACAGAAAAAGAAATAGGTGGTATTCCAAACTCAAGTGAAGATATAAAACAAGCTCACGCTTCGGCTATAGAAAGTTATATAGAAAATTATGTGGGACATATAGAAAGTGTTAATGGTGACATGTATTTCCAAAAGACACTAGAAGATTGGGCTCAGTTTAACATAAATAACAGAACGAAGCATGATGCTTCTATAAGTTCTGGATTGGCGATAATGGCTTGTAATAAAAACAAATATAGACCAACGGCAGAAAGATCTGTTAAGAAAGTTAATTTAGGCTTTAAAAAATATGACAACGAGGGTTCAATATCAAAAATAATAAGATAAATGCAAATAACTACTAACAGCAACAGTTCTTTTCCGGATCAAATAGTACCAGAAGAAGTAAAACAAAGTTTAGAATATGGACTTAAAGTAGGTAGAGCCATAGAGGGTGAATGGTTTAGAAACTATAGAGGTGGCGGTTACAAGTTTGCTACAAACTATAATAATTACCATAGACTAAGATTATACGCTAGAGGAGAACAACCTGTTCAAAAATACAAAGATGAATTAGCTATAGATGGTGACTTGTCTTATTTAAACTTAGATTGGCAACCAGTACCTGTAATATCTAAATTTGTAGACATAGTTGTTAATGGTATATCAAGTAGAAATTATACTCTTTCTGCTTACGCTCAAGATCCAACCGCTATGAAGCAGAGGACTGAATACGCTGCTAAATTAGACAATGATTTAAAGCAAAGAGAGCTGAGAGAAACTATGGAGAAAGAAACTGGACTTTCTTTTAGAGATCAAAAAGCAAAAGACTTAGACATTCAATCTGAAGACGATATACGTCTTCATTTACAGTTAGATTACAAACAGTCATTAGAAGTGGCTCAGGAAGAATTGATTAATCAAGTTCTAGATTCTAATAAATACGATTTAATAAATAGAAGATTAAATTATGACTTAACAGTTTTAGGTATAGCGTGTGTAAAAACCCAATGGAACAAAGCCGAAGGTATTAAAGTAAAGTACGTGGATCCATCTAATGTAGTTTACTCATATACTGAAGACCCTAATTTTGAAGATATTTATTATGTTGGCGAAGTTAGACCAGTTGCTATAGCTGATTTAAAGGTTGAGTTTCCTTGGTTGACTGATTCTGAAATGCAAGAAGTGCAAAAATATCCTGGTAACGCAGAGTACTTGAGAAACTGGAATGGAAGAAATGATGATCAAACCGTTCAAGTATTGTATTTTGAATACAAAACTTATGGTAACCAAGTTTTTAAAATAAAAGAAACAGCCACTGGTTTAGAAAAAGCAATAGAAAAGCCTGACTTTTTCAATCCACCACCAAATGACAATTTTTCTAGAGTTTCTAGATCAATAGAAGTTCTTTATACAGGAGCTAAAATTTTAGGTCATCCAATGATGTTAGACTGGAAGCTTGCTGAAAACATGACAAGACCAGAAGCTGATACTACTAAAGTAAACATGAACTATAGTATATGTGCTCCTAGAATGTACAAAGGCAGAATAGATTCTTTAGTTAATAGAATAACTGGATTTGCGGACATGATACAATTAACTCATTTAAAGATACAGCAAGTGTTATCTAGAATGGTTCCTGATGGTGTATATTTAGATGTAGATGGTTTAGCAGAGGTTGACTTAGGTAATGGAACTAATTATAACCCAGCAGAAGCTTTAAATATGTATTTTCAAACTGGTAGTATAGTTGGTAGATCCATGACTCAAGATGGTGATTTAAATCATGGTAAAATACCAATACAAGAACTACAAACGTCTAACGGTCAAGGAAAAATACAATCATTAATAGGAACTTATCAGTACTATCTACAAATGATAAGAGACGTAACAGGACTAAATGAAGCTAGAGATGGTTCAATGCCTGATAAGCAATCTTTAGTTGGTTTACAAAAAATAGCAGCGGCTAATTCTAATGTTGCTACTAGACACATATTGCAATCAAGTCTTTATTTAACTATAAAAGCTTGTGAAAATATATCTTTAAAAGTTATAGATAGTTTAAACTTTCCATTAACTAGAAGTTCTTTAGAAAAAAGTATATCAGTATTTAATGTAAAGACATTAGAAGAGATGAGACAAAGTAGATCTCAAAACTTTGGAATATTCTTACAGTTAGAGCCAGATGAAGAAGAAAAAGCTTTATTAGAACAGAACATACAAATGGCTTTACAACAACAGCAGATAAACTTAGAAGATGCTATAGACATTAGAGAAGTTAGAAACTTACAGTTAGCAAATTCTATGTTAAAGCAAAGAAGAAAAAAGAAACAAAAATTTGATCAAGCTGCTGCACAGGCTAATATACAAGCACAAGCTCAGGCAAACGCAGAGCAAACTAGAGCCTCTGCTCAAGCTGAGATGCAAAAACAACAAGCTTTAGCTCAAACAGAAATACAAGTTGAAGAAGCTAAGAATCAAATGAAACAACAGCAAATGCAACTTGAAAGCCAGTTGGATCAGCAAATGATGGAAGTTAAGTTTGGTTATGATCAACAACTCAAGCAAATGGATATGGATAGAATGAATGCTAAAGAAAAAGATATAGAAGATCGTAAAGACGAAAGAACAAGAATACAAGCTACTCAACAAAGTCAAATGATTAATCAAAGACAAAATGATAGCATGCCAACAAATTTTGAATCCCAGGCAGAGCCTGATACAGGTTTCGGAATTTAATTATTAATTATTATATTATATTATGTCAACAACAAAAGAAGAACAAGAAAGTCTTAAAATAAAAGTAAAAAAACCTTCATTAAAGAGAAGCAATGATGAAGTGTTTAAAGTTAAATTAGATAAAGAAAAAGAAGATGCCGTTCAAGAGTCAGAAACAACGAAGGTTGTGTTACAGTCTAATGAGCAAAGCGAAGAGAAACAAGAAGAGAATAAAGTGGGATTGCAAGAAGTGGGATCTTTACAAGAGGAAGTAAAAGAAGAAGTAACTGTTTTAAATCAAAATGACTCTACTAAAGACGATACACCAACACCTATTATTAAGCAAGAAAAAAAGTTACCAGAAAACGTAGATAAATTAGTTTCGTTTATGAACGATACAGGTGGATCTATGGAGGATTACGTGAGACTAAACTACGATTATTCCAACGTAGACGACGTTTCGCTTTTAAAAGAATTTTACAAGTCTACGAAACCTCATTTAAATAGTGAAGAAGTTGATTTCTTAATAACTGAAAACTATTCATATTTAGATGACGACGAAGACAAGTTAAAGCGCAAAAGAGATCTTGCGCGAAAAGAAGAAGTTGCAAAAGCCAAAGGTTTTTTGAACAATTTAAAGGATAAATATTACGACGAAGTCAAGTTGAATTCCACCGTTAATCCTGAAATGTCAAAAGCTGTTGACTTTTTCAATAGATACAACAAAGAACAAGAGACAATGAAAGCTCATCACTCGGATTTTGTTAATAATACAAACAACTATTTTAACCAAGATTTCAAAGGTTTTGATTTCAATGTTGGAGAAAAAAAGTTTAAGTATAATATAAACAATCCAAACAAAACTGCAGAAGAACAATCTAACATTAACAACTTCGTTGGAAAGTTTCTAAACGAAGATGGATCAGTCGACAATTTAACAGATTATCATAAAGCAATTTATGCTGCTAACAATGTTGACACTATTGCAGAACATTTTTATGAGCAAGGTAAAGTTGATGCTTTAAAAAACCTTGAGGCTAAGTCTAAAAATATATCTCCAGAACCTAGAAAAGTAGATGATGGTAGTGTATATTTAAATGGTTGGAAAGTTAAAGCTATATCAGGTGTTGATAGTTCTAAGTTGAAAATTAAAAAGAAAACAACATAAAAAATAAAACATGAGTTTATCAGGAGGGGCTGTCCCCGCGAGTTTAGTACCATCGCAAAAAAGAATGGTATTAAGAGAAAATTATCTCTCGTTTGACGATTCAACAGGTGGTGGAACATTTGCACAGCAATATTTACCAGAACTTTACGAACAAGAAGTTGAGAGATATGGAAACAGAACATTATCTGGATTCCTAAGAATGGTTGGCGCTGAGATGCCAATGACATCTGATCAAGTAATTTGGTCTGAACAAAATAGATTACATATTTCTTACCTTGACTTTGGAATTGGAGCTAACGCAGGTGGCGCTAACGTTATTACAGTTGCTGCCGGTGTGCAAAATGTAGTATCCGTCAACGATACTGTTGTGCTTTTAAATCCTGTTAATGGCC